AACGGCGCGGAGGACTTCGTCGGCCCGAAATTATTTCCCATCATTCCGGTCGATAAACAATCAAACAAGTATTACACCATCAGTAAGGATCAATGGCTGCGCGTGCCAAGTTCTTTGCGCGCTCCAAAGACATCGCCGCGGCGTATCGAGTTCGACGTAAGCTCGGACAGCTACTTCGCATTCAACTATGCGTTGGCGGCGGAGAACGCATTGGAGGATCTAGATAATGCTGATGTTGCGCTCCGGTTACGTGAGACGAGTACCCAAAACGTAACCGAGGCTCTGCTCCGTGATCTCGAAGTACGTCTTGTCAATCTGGTCACAAGTATCAGCAATATTGGGTCCGGTGTCGCCCTTACCGGTACAAACAAGTGGAGTGACTTTACCAACTCCGACCCGATTGCGGATATCACGAGCGGTCACGCCTTCATTCAAAACAACACCGGGCTACTGGCAAATACGCTGGTAATAGACAAGGACACGTTCTACACCGTCCGCCGTCATCCCGTGTTATTGGATATGTTTAAATATACGCAAGGCGGCATGTTGGAAGAGGCCCAACTTAAGTCCGTCTTCGGCGTTGATAATATTCACATCGCGCGCGGGATTAAGAATATCGGCATTGAGGGACAGGTCGGATCGTTGGCGAATATCTGGGGTAACATTGCCCTACTTGCCCGCGTCATTCCAGCTATGTCTGTTCAGACCGCGACGTTTGGCCTTGCCTTCCGTTGGACGCCGGCCGGTGTTCCCTCCGACATGCAGGTGTTCCGTTATAACGACGCCGATCCGGGCAAAAAGATCGAAGTCCTTGAATGTGGTTACTACCAGGACGAACAGATCGTTGCCCCACAGTTGGCTTACCTGATTAACAACACGCTATGAACCGCGTATTTATTCAGGACGTTGGCAGATACAAGACCGGCGATATCCGTGACTATCCGTTAGCAACTTGGCGCGACATTGCGAAGTCCGCAAAAAAACCGCTTGAGAAAATAACGGAGACCACGGATAACGCCGCGAAAGTGTTTGCCACGCCAAAAAAGAAATAATGCGATGGCCGGGAAACCGGCCTCCATTTAGGAGAATATTATGGCATTAACACTTGAACAATTATGGCGCCCGATATTCCGCGGCCCACTACAGACTAAGACGAATAGTCAAGCCGGTCAGTGGGCCGGGCGCACTACGTTAAACTCAGGATCAGTCACGGTCGTTATTTCGACGACAAACGTTAATAGTGACAGTTTGATTCTGACAGGCCTGGTTGGTAATGCGAACGTTGCGAGCGGTACGGCAATTCATGGAACTGAGGTCAAGACCATTTCGCCCGGAGGTTATTTTACACTGGGCACCATGGACGGCATCGGCATCGCGCGCGATACCATCATCATGTGGACCATCGTCAAAGCATCGTAAGGAGGCATCATGCCGCTACAAACTATCTTTACGGTGATCGCAAGCGGTGATACGCATTCGCCCGAAGTCGATCTAAAGCGAGCGCAAATATTCGGTCTCTGGGTGCCTACAATGGTGCCCAGCGCCGCGATGTTTGTGAAAGGGAGCTTTAATCAGACAAGCGCAAACTTCACGCGCGTACAAAATCCGGCAGGCTCCGGTGACTGGACCTTTGCGGCCGGTCCTGGAAGCAAGTGCGTTACCTTGGAACAAGCCGTAACGCCTTTCCCATTTATCAAAATAGAAACCGCTGTCGCAGTTACGACTCCGTTTTCACTGGCTTTAATCGTCAAGCTTTTTTAACCGGCCCTATCGGGGCTTTTACCGAGGATCTCACTTTGTATCGACTCGATATTGCTTTAGCAGTTCCCGGCCTACCGTTTCAAGGCGACACGTTGGAAACCAAAAGCCTGGGAGGATCAGAAACCGCCGGCCTCTGTCTCGCCAGGGAGCTGGCAAAGCTAGGCCATTACATTACTGTTTTTAGTAATTGCGAAAAGCCCGGAATCTACGACGGCGTTAACTATCAGCACCTAAACGGATGGGGCGTATTCGCCGCCCTCAATCAATACGATGTTGCGATAATCCAGCGCGCGCCGGAATTATTCGCCGGTAAGCTTGGAAGCAAAGCCAATATCCTCTGGTGTCATGATCTTCCGCTATTAAGACAGGCGGCGGAATTTAAAGGCGTCATGTGGAATGTGGATCGAGTCGCCGTCCTGTCTCAATTCATGTTCGACAAGTACAAGGATGTTTATGGCCTTACCGATGTGTTGTGGAAAACCAGGAACGGCATTGATTTAAAGTTGTTTGAAGGATTGGATAAACTGCCGAGAAACCGCAAACAGCTTGTCTATTGTGCCCGGCCTGAACGTGGTCTAGATATTCTGCTGCGCGATATTTTCCCGAAGCTGTTAGCTAAAGACCCGGAGATTTCTCTTGCCATTGCTGGTTACGATAACCAGGTTGAACACATGCGGGAATTCTACGGTGAGATAGGGGGGTTGATTAACCTGTATGGCGACCGGGTAAAATGGAAAGGGTTTTTAACGAAGAAAGAGCTTTATGAACTCTATGCGACTTCCGGAGTTTATGTTTATCCTACGCCTTCCCCAACATGCAAAGAGTTTGCCGAAATCTCCTGTATCACGGCCATGGAATGTCAGGCGGCAGGGCTCCCCATCGTCACCAGTGATCGCGGCGCGCTGCGTGAGACAATCGGTGAGGGATGCGGCACGTTAATCGATGGCGACCCATGGTCCCAGGAATATCAAGCCATGTTCGTTGACGCCGTAATGGGTTATATCGACAACAATGCTTTATTTGAAGAAACTAGTGGAAACGCTTTAGCGTACGCCGGATCGCTTGGTTGGTCGGCGGTCGCGGAAGAGTGGTCAGATCAGTTTATTAAAATCATCGAATCGAAGAATACCAATCCTTATACACTGGCCCGCCATTTTATCCGGCAGTCGGACATCGTAGTTGCGCGCGAGTTGCTTTTAAAGCAAGTCGATATTGCGATGCGCTGATGAGTAAGTTCTCCGTCCAGCCGGAAGCTCAGGAACTTTTAAACCACATCGAGGACAACTGGGGCTTCATGCATTCCGCCAAAGCCCAGCGCGAGCACTACGAAAAGATCGGCTTAACACATACCGATGTATTCGACCAGGTTCCCGGAGAGCCAAGATTTAAAGTCGCTGAGCAGTGGCTTAACGACCATCCCGAAGTACAAAGCGTCCTGGATTATGGCTGCGCCCACGGTGGTTACTGTGTGAATCTCGCTAACCGCGTTGGTAGGGAATGGATCGGGGTTGACATTGATAAGCACAGTCTTGAATGGGCGAACAATAATTATTCCAAGCACGGAAAGCGAGACGGCCATCAAAGCCTCGTTAGCAAAATGAATTTTGTGCAGGGCGATCATACCATAGACCTTGGCGATAAACGGGTTGATTGTCTTTTCGCCTTTGAAGTCCTGGAACACGTCACGAATCCATCGGAAACCATTGATAGTCTGGAACGTTGGGTTAAGCCGGGCGGAAAGGTTTTAATTACCGTGCCTTACGGTCCATGGGAATACGATAGTTATCATACCTATCCCCATCGCTGTCATCTCTACGAATATGATATGCACGATTTGCGGGATATTTTCGGCAAGAAGAAAGACCTTGTTATTAACGGCCAGCCTCACGGCCTTTCTCAATGCCTTAATGCGCCGCTTGGTTGGCGCTGGGTTGAATACACTGTAACCGGTGTCCCGTGCGGCCGGATCGACATGGAGCGCAAGCTTAAGCTACAGGCTCCCAGGCAAACCGTTTCGGCTTCGATCATCGCAGGCCCCAATAGCGAAGATAACCTGCATTGGCTGCTAAAATCTCTACAGCACGTCGCGGACGAAATTGTAATTATCGACACCGGCATGAACGAAAATGCCTTAATGATTGCCGATCAATATAAAGCAAGAATATTCAAAGGCAGTGATCCGAAAGAATATGGCTTTGAAACGCCGCGGAATGAATGTTTAGAACATTGCCGCATGGATTGGATATTGTGGATCGATACCGATGAAAAATTAATCGAAGGCATCAAGCTCCATAAATATCTTCATCAAAATATGTTTGATGGATATTCTATTCGTCAACATCATTTTGCTTGTGATACTACCTGGAAGCCGGACATGCCGGTCAGGCTTTTCCGCAATCATAAGGGAATGAAGTTCTACGGGATGATCCATGAGCACCCGGAAAAAGAGTTGAACAAGGGCCCCGGAATTACAGTCGTATTATCCGATGTGCATATCGCCCACGTTGGCTATCTCATCGAAAGCGGAAGGCGGCAGCGATTTGCGCGCAACTGGCCGCTCCTGCAAAAAGACATCGAGAAATACCCGGAGCGCATCCTGCAAAAGCACTTCATCATGCGCGATAATATGTTGCTGTCAATTTATGAGATGCAGCAAAACGGCAATAAGCTCACGCCTGAGATTAAAAAGAGAGCCGAAGAAACAATTGAGATTTACCGAAAGTATTTCCTGGGCAACGCTACTTATGCCCATGTTGATTCGATTCAATATTATTCCCAGGCCGCGACGATCCTCGGACTAGGCGCGGAAGTCGCATTCCAGATCGCGGCGGATAAGTCGCAAGCCGTCGTCAATGGAATATCTACCTATCGCTTCGCGTCCGCCGACGATCTGGAAAAGGAAATGTTAACTCGCGTAAGGGACATTGCTTCGCCGTTTATGAGCGCGAACTGGTAATGCCGATTACCTATCCTGTTTCGTACAGTACGGTATCGGAAGTCTTAACAACGCTTCCCATGATCGGGAGCGTCAGCAATATCACGAGCGCGCACCTGGCGACTTATTTAGGCAAGGCGCAAGCGGAAATCAACACCAAGCTTTCCAGGCTCTACAGCATTCCGTTTACCGTTGAAGTGCCGATATTACAAACGCTCGCAACCGACATGGCGGTTTACTTTGTTCTGGCTCAACGCATTTTCACACAAGAGAAACAAAATAAAAGCGAATGGCCGGAGAAGTATAAACGAGCGATTGAAATATTGGATGATATCGCAGACGGGAAAATAATGCTGATCGATTCCACCGGAGCCGTGATCGAAGGCCGCGGCGATATCGCCGAAGTCTTTAGCAATACCATGGACTACGTGCCGACGATGGCCGAGATAGATATAACGGATGAGTCGGTGGATAAAGATAAGATCGATGATGAGATAGACCGCCGCGGGTTATGATCGGCTTGGAAATTAGCATTGATACCAAAGAAGCAACCAAGCTATTTATTCGCTTTGGTCAGAAATTTTCACCATCTGTGATGTTAAAACTAATCGGCATTAAGCATCTAAACTGGATCAATGCCAACTTTCGTGCTGGCGGATTGGAAAGCCAATGGAAACCGCTATCGCCGAATACTATAGCGGCTAGGCGCCAAGGCGGCGGTTCAGGCAGCGCACAGACATTAAGAGATAAGGGAGAGCTTTCACAATCTTTTACCATTGGTCATCCAAAAAATATATTTGTGTTAGATGTAAATACTATCCGTGTAGGAACACAAGTTTCATACGCAAGCTATCAACACTTCGGCACGGGTCCTTATATTATCCGGCCAAGGAACAAAAAATTCCTCATGTTTAAAACAGCCCAAGGCGTCCGTTTCGCGCGCGAGGTCCATCATCCCGGATTGCCACAACGCAGACTACTACCATCCGAAGTCTTAGCACAACAGATGGCGGCTGGCGAGTTAGATGCCTATATTAAAACCTCGATAGAACAGGCAGAGGCGGGCTAATGGCGCGATTCGATTATTACGCGGTTGAGGCTCAGATAAAAACCATCCTTGAGGCGGATTCAAACCTTACCGGGACGACAGTTAGCATTGAAGGCGAGCTGTTATTCTCCGCTGAGCAGACGCCATGGGTAGGGATTTACCTGGAGCGCCGCGAAGCTCCGGCCTCATTACAAACACTCGCGGCGGGTCAGCGCACAAACTTTCTTCTTAGATTCTCAATCTGGTGTTGGTCGTTTAGCTTAGAGTCGATAACGAAAGCGATTCAACTCCGCGATGACCTGGTAGGTAAGGTTGAAATATCGTTAATGGCCGACCGCACGCTTGGCGCTACTGTTAGGAAATCCTGGTTAGAAGGCGGCGAAATGCCATCCGGCCGGATGCCTGACAATACCGGATTCGTCAGCGGTGCCGAGATTATTCTGGTTGCGGAAGGCGTTGCCTCAACGGTTTAGGAGATTAAATGAAAATCGAATTTATCGAAACCCGCGAATACTCCGGGATCGGATTACGTCACGCCGGCGATGTTGAGCACGTAGATACTGCGCTTGGCAAACAGCTTATCGCGCAAGGATTCGCCGTTGAAATAAAAGATCAGAAAGCAAAAGCTTATGACAAAGTTGGTATAACGAAAGAATGATTAGGAGATAGTTTATGGCCTACGGCATGTCTGGTTTTATAGGTTTAGCTAAAGAAACAACCTGGGGCACGGCGGTAGCCGCCTCGGATTACTTCGACGCGATGAGCGAGAATTTATCGCTTGCCATCGATCGTTTCGACATAACCAATATTATCAATCGTTTCGCGGAACCGGATGATGTCGCTGGTGTGCAGAGAATTTCTGGCGATATCAGCTTTGCCGCCGATCCGATCAGCATCGGGTATTTCCTGCGTTCCGTAACCGGAACCATGTCTGGCTCCGTTGTTCTATCGGGCTTCCTATTCCAAAACGATTTTACCTTTACGACAACGGATTTCGCTGCCGATTGTCCGGTCCCTCCCTATACGTTTGAAGTCTTCCGCGACGTAACCAGTTCTCACCAATACGCCGGCGGTGTCGTTAACCGTCTTGCTCTTGCCATTCAGCCTAACCAAGACTTGCGGGCTACGGCTGGAATCCTGGCCAAGAGCGCCAGCGTGATTACCAAGACCGCTGCAAGCTTCCCCGGTTCACCTGTTATCCCGTTTGCCTTTGACACCGCCAGCATTCAAATCGGCGGCGCCGCAACGGCTTTAATCGAGGGCATGACAGTCACGTTGGATAATCAGCTTGACGGTATTCCTCTGTTGAATAACTCAGCCGTAATCGGGAAAATCCGCAGACGCGGTTTCCAAATGGCGCGCGTATCCGGGACGCTGGCGTTTGAAAACGTCACCGAGTATCAAAATTTCATTAATCAAACAGAGCAAGTCTTAAAGCTCAATCTATTCCGGGCAAATAGCTTCGGTCTATTGGTTGACATCCCGCGTTTCGTTTATACGACCTTCCCGGTCAGCATGCCTGGACGCGAAAGACTGACGATAGGCTTTGATGGCATCGCTAGATATCACGCCGGCAGCGCGCAGGCTATTAAGATTGGATTGACCACCACAAAGTCAAATTATTAGGAGTCATTATGATTACAAATTTATTGAAACAAGCGGTTGCATTAAGGAAAAAGCATCTTGCCGACTCAACCAATGTCGAATTATCCAATCAGATGGTTAAGCTGTTTGCCCGTATTCCAGCGGAGATTACGGCCGCTGATATCCACGCATCCACGCAGACTTTCGCTATCAGCAACCAAGAGATTCCGCTTGAGCCCGCGCGCACGGCCGGTGAGCGCCTGATTAATTGGCTTATCGAGCATCCAAAGATTGTTTTATGAAAACTTTTACCTGCAACGGAAAAGAAGTCCCGTTATCAAAATCACTTCCGCTTAAACTTCGGGATTGGAAAAGACTCGAACAGCAAGGACTCTCGCCAAAACAGCTTGAGCTTGGCCGAATAGAAGACATCGCCAAAATGCTGCTTTACGTGTTAAGCAAGGGAAACCCGGAAGTTACGATGGACGATATAGATGAATTGAGCCTTAACGATCAGTCAACAATCAATTTAATTCAAGCGATAGGAGGCAAGGGCGAAGAGCTGGACCGCCCTTTCTCGACGCCGTCCACATCTTCGGGTGGTACTACGGTTGGGGCCGATCAGACATAGAAGCTTTCACTCCGACCGAGATCAGTTACTTGGGTTATAAAATAGCGGAAGAACAGCGGAAAAATCCCAAATGGCCGAACTAGAAATAAAAACGACAGTCACCGGAGTTGAGGAGAGCAAGCAAAAGCTCGGTGAGCTTGGGAAGGCGACGGATGATCTGGACGGCAAACAAAAGAAGTCTACCGAATCCACCAAGGCCGCCCGGGCCGCGCTTAAAGATATCGCCGTAACGCTCACCGCGACGGCGGCCGTTGCCTCTATTTTCGCGCGCAACAATGTCGAGTTGCAGGAAAATCTACAGGCTTTCTCGTTGGCGACGGCGGGCGCCGCGGCTGTTGTTCGTGTTTTCGGCAACGTAATAAAACTGGTTGCCGCTGTTCCTCTCGTTGGGATTGCGCTTGCTATCGGCGCGGTGATTACCGCGACGATTTTGCTGGTGCAACATTGGGAGGAAGCGAAGGCGGCGGCTGCATCCGTGTGGGAAGGCATCGCCGGCGTAGTCACTAAATCGGTGGACATTATTAAGTCCGCCGCCGCCGAAGGCAGTGGCTTTTGGAAACAGCTATTCACGCCGGTAGACTGGGGCGCAATCGAAAAGGGAACTGACGATACGGCAAAATTTATCGTCGGTTCCGCCGGCA